GGAGATAGATAAATATGCAATAAAGAGTTATGAAGCCATACATGGACCAACTAGAAACTATGGAGACATAAGCAAGATCGAGAAATTAGACTATGCAGACTTTTGGACCTACTCCTTCCCTTGTCAAGATATATCAGTAGCCGGAAAACAAGCAGGGATAAACAAGAATACAAGAAGCGGACTGTTATACCAAGTAGAAAGGTTACTACAAGTATCAAAGGATTATAACGAACTTCCTAAATATCTCATGTTGGAGAATGTTAAAAACCTTGTAGGGAAGAAATTTAAAGCACAGTTTGATGAATGGCTACAAAGACTTGATGAATTGGGTTATAACACCTACTGGAAAGTGTTAAATGCGAAAGATTACGGTATACCTCAAAATAGAGAACGTGTATTTGCTATTAGTATACTCAAAGATTTAGACACAGGGTACGTCTTCCCGGAACAATTTGAATTAAAGATAAGGTTAAAAGATATTCTTCAAAATGAGGTTAATGAAAAGTACTACATTAAGCAAGACATTCTAAGTCGATTTAATTTAGAGAATAACAATTATGCGGTTATGTATGATCCTGGACAATGTAAAAGAGAGGGCAAATGTAGGGAATATAATGATTATTCGCCAACAATTAGTGCAAGAGACTGGAAAGACCCTAAACTAGTATGTGTTGGGAATATTAATCCAAGTGGAAACGGAATGAATGGGAATGTATTTAATTCGGATGGACTAGCTCCAACCCTAACAACAAATAAAGGAGAAGGTCCTAAGATACTTGAACCCTGCATAGCAGCAAGCAGAGGAAGAAATCCAGACAACCCATCTGACAGAACTCCAGGAAGTCCAATAGAACAAAGGTTGGAAATAAATAAAAATGGTACAAGCAATACAATAACCACAGTTCAAAAAGATAATTATGTGTTAGAACCACAGATATTAAGATCGGAAAGAACAGAATACGGAAAATCAATAAGAACAGAATATGAAAAGGGATTAATACAAGAGAGCAGACACAATATGACAGAGTTAAAGCCGCGAAAAGATGGAATATCAAACACGTTAACCACGGTTCAAAAAGATAATTATGTATTAATACCTCAAGCCACAAAACAAGGATACATAGAGTGCAATGTACCTGGAGTAGCAGATTTATCATTTCCAGATAGCAAGACGAGACGTGGCAGAGTACAAGAGAACGGGGAAATATGCCCTACACTTATGGCGGGACAACAGGATATTTGCTATATAGAACCACAGTATCGAATTAGAAAACTAACACCTCTTGAATGTTGGCGTTTAATGGGATTTACAGATTTAGATTTCTATTCAGCCATGTTATTAGATCGAGAAGCGGCAATAAAATTACTAATTAAATATAAAGATTGCGAAGATGGAATAGAAATAATGGCTGAAGCTGAAATAATGCAGAAAACGAGCAACAGTCAGCTATATAAGCAAGCTGGAAATAGCATAGTGGTAGATGTTTTATATTACATATTCAAGAACTTATTTATAGATAAGTCTACAAAGAAAATTGAAACAATAGATAACGAAGAACAGCTACAAGGGCAAGTAACAATAGATGAATGGTTAGGAGCGTGAATAATGCAAGATAACTTTAATTTACGTATTTCCAATGAATTGGCACCGGTATATATAAGTGATTACAAGGGTAATCCACTTGGAATAGTGCTTCCGGTTAGAATTTATGAAGATTCGGAGGTAGAGGAATAATGAAATGCTGTAGAAATTGCGAATATTGGATGGGAAAATATGATAAATGCGAACATCCCGATCAACGTCAGGAAGATGCCGAAGACTATATGGCTCCTGCGGATAATCATTGTTCGCTATGGGAACAGGCGGAGGCGGAGGAATGAGTGATTTAATCAGCCGTAGAGAATTAAACAAAATGATACAAGACTATGACACAGGCACAATAAATGTTTATGAATTACTAGATAAAATAAGAAATATCCAAACAGCCTATGATGTAGATAAGATTATAGATAATCTGAAAGAATCTGACCTTTACATCGACCAAGAGAAATGTATCACGGTAGAGGATGCAATCAAAATTGTGAAAGGCGGTGGCAGAGATGAATGAGATAGAAAAGGCTATTAAATATTTGAAACAATCCATAGAAGTTTGGGATTTAGAACAAGCAGATTTTGCTTTAAATATGATAATTTACGAAAATGATATAGAAGCTTTTAAAACAGCTGTATCCGCCCTAGAAGCACATCAAGTCAATAGATGGATTCCTGCTAAGGAACAGTTTCCGGATGACGGAAAGAAATTATTAGTAAGCATCGGTAACGAAGTATATAGAGCTACAAGCAGAGACAACGTAATATTTGCACAGGAAGATTTAAAGCGAGGGAGTGCACATCCTTGCAAAGACACGATTGAATTAAAGGCGTATAGAGATACAGGACTTACCCCGGAAGAAATTACAGAATTAAAATCTTATGGTACATGTGGAGATTTTATAATTGGAAGCTGCAATATGCAAAGCACGATAGACGAATTGCAGAG